GGCAGCGGATACAGGCAAACAAAAAAGCCCTGCCGTATTTGCGCTACAACCATTCCGCCGCCGGGCATCCGCGCGACAGCCATAAACGCTACTACGGCTTAGTCCTGCCGGTTGACCACGACATTTGGAAAGTCATCTTTCCGCCCAACGGCTACGGCTGCAAATGCTCGGTTTCCGCGCTGACCCGTCGGCAGGCAGAGCGCGAGGGCATCAGCGGCGAGCCTGATGTAGATATGGTCGAGTTTACCAATCCGCGCACGGGGAAAACGGTATTGATTCCCGACGACATCACGCCGAGCTTCGCGCACAACCACGGCGACCGGCTGGGCGCAATGGACGCGCTGTTTGGCGAGCGAAACGGCGAAGAAGCCCTGGCCGCCATGATTGCCGAGCGCGAGGCGTGGTTGGACAAGCGGTATAGCGTGCCGTCTGATAAAGTGGCGGTGTTGGCTTTGTCGGACAAGGTGTCGGAAAAAGAAGTGCGCAGGTTGACAAAAGAGCAGTCTGCCAACAATACCAAAAACCACGAAGCGAGAGCTGCGGCAGCGTGGCAGGCTGAAACGGGGGATAGGCTGGAGGTGTTTGATTTGCCCGTAGAGAAAGGTAAGGGTCAAGCCGATTATCTGATTGTTTCAGACGACCTGCCCCGTGAAGAATGGGTAAAACTGGATTTTATGTTTACCGAAAATCCCGAACGTGCGGAATTGATGAACCGTTATTTTGCGCACACCGCCGACGCATGGAAAGGGAAGGTTGACAATATTCAAGAGCATTTCAACAAAGCCGATATTGTCCCGCTTGATTTGCGCCATCTGAATGCGGTAAACCGGCATAAATTGTTGCAGTATGTGTTATCATTGCCGAAAGAACAGCGGGATAAAGTCCGCTTATTGGTAAAAATATCGGAGTAAGTCATGCCGTCTGAACTGTATGTCAGCCGCGAAGTAAAAGTATTTTTAGGCGGGAAAACCGCCCCGTCCGAATTGTTGGACTATCTGTACCCGCGTCTTGCTGAAATTGACAAGGAGTCAGCCGAGCAAATGCAGGGCGAGTTTTCGGGCTGCGTATTTTCGATTGCGGATTTGTCCGCTGCGGCATTCGCCCGTGTGCGCGGATGGATACTTGAGGCAGCAGAAAAGTCCGAGTGGATTAAGCCGTACAAGTCCGAATTGAAAGCCGCGCTTGAAGCTGATCCGAGATTTAAACCTGTATAACCCGAAGGTCGTCTGAAACCGTTTCAGACGACTTTTTTCATAACCGCCCAAATTTCGCGTTTAAGCGCGTTTTATCGGTCAGGATAGGCAAAGATATATCCGAGAGTTTAAATGCAATCTGACACGATTCTAAAGCGGTTTTAAAGTGGGTATTTTCATATTTTACGCATGAGGATTTTCAAAGGCCGTCTGAAACCTGATATTCGGGTTTTAGGCGGCCTTTTGCATTTGGATTGGGAAGTGAAATCCTGCCGTCCGTCTTTTTGAACTTGGCAAGGCAAAATGGAGCAATGGATACGAACAACACCCCCATCAAAATCAAATTGTCCGCCGCGCTGCCGGTTGCCCTGGCGACCGGTGCCGACAAGGTGCGTACTTTTAAAGGCGTTGCCAATTCGGGCAAGCCCTTCGGCTACGGCGGTTATCAGGCAGTCGTCGATTTGGCCCAGCTGTCGCACAAAGCGTCCGTCCCCGTCCTATTGGAGCATTCACCCGTCAAGATGGCGGGCGTGTGCAGCCTGTCGGTAACGGCGGACGGCCTGATTGCGGAAGGTAGTCTGTTGTCCAACGAGTTTGGCACGCAGATCGCCGAAGCAGCCGACCAAGGTTTCCCTTGGGAAATGTCGGTTTACGCGCAGGCAGAATCCTACGAGGAGCTGGCGGCGGGCGCAGTATTGTCCGTCAACGGCAACGAGGTAACCGGGCCGGCCGTCATCCTGCGCCGTTGTGCGATACGCGAGGTGTCGTTTACCGCCGTCGGTGTAGATGGCGAGACGGAGGCGGTGGTGTTGTCGGACGGCAGTCCCTTGCCGGATATTTTTAAACAACCTTTGGAGTTATCTATGACACCCGAAGAAAAGAAAGCGTTTGACGACCTGAAAGCGGAAGTCGATACGCTCAAGGCTGAAAAAGCCGAAGCCGAGAAAAAGCTGAAAGAAGCCGAAGCGGCTGCCAAGAAAAACCAAGTCAAGGCGAAATTGTCCGCCGCCGGCTTTAAGGAAGGCGAAAACGGCAAGTTTGAAGGCTTGTCCGACGCAACCATGACCGTGCTTTTGTCTGCCGACATTGAAGCGGCAGAAGCCATGATTGCCGATCTGAAGCCGAAAGCCACCCAGTCTGCCGTACCACCCGCACTGTTGAGCGAAGGCGCAGGCAAAGACGAATCCGAACACACCGGCGAGGCGGAGGGCAAGTTCTCCGTCGCCAGCCACAAAGGCTTATTGGGAGGCTCTTATGTCTAAAGCCAAAACCGAAATCCTCGGCCCTGCTATTTCCGATTTTTTGAAATATGAAGCGACGCCGTTAACGCGTGTGGCGATTGATGCTCCGCAAGGCACAAAAGCCGGTGCATTTGTTAGTTGGACTTTCCGTAACGGGGGCAAGCTGCTGGCATTGACAGATGAAGCCGACGGTAAAGTCATCGTACAGCCGCACAATTGCATCATCAATCTGAATCAATGCTCAGACGCTGAAATTCGTGCAGGTGCATCGAAATTATCAAGCAATGTGATTGAGCAGCTGAATAAAGACGGCGATCCATACGGCATCGTTTATTTTGTTAACCGTGCTGTCAATTCGAGTGGCGACAGCCTGTAACCATAAGGAAAAAATATGCCTTTATCTGACAACAGCAAATTTGGCGTGCAGGCTTTGACCACCGCCGTCAACAAAATCGACCCGGGCGCAAGCCAAATCCGCGAACTGGGTATTTTCGAACCCGAATATCTGACCACCACCTACGCCGACATTGAGTTCCAAGACGGCAAAGTCCACTTGGTAGCCAGCAAAGAGCGCGGTACGGCCGGCCAGGCGGTCGAAAGTCCGAAACGCACCGTGCGTACCGTCAAAATCCCGCACCTGCCGATTCATGACGTCATCCGCGCGGACGACGTGCAGAACCTGCGTGCTTTCGGCACGACCCAAGCCGCGACCGTCATGGACAAGGTCAACGAAAAGCTGGCCGGCGGCAAATCCGACCTTGAATACACCCGTGAGCACCTGATGCTCGGCGCGTTGCAAGGCAAGATTTTGGATGCGGACGGCAGCGTGATTTTGGACATCAATACCGATTTCAAAGTGCAGCGCAAAACACAAGACATCGAATTGTCGAAAGACACGACCAAAGTCGGCGCGGTATTGGACAAGCTCTTGTCCGAACAACGCCAAAAATTCAACGGTGCGCAAGTGCGCGGCTGGGTTGTCTATTGCGGCATGGAGTTTTTAAGTGCGCTCAAAGAGCATAAGTCTATCTTCGAAGTGTACAAACGCTTTGACGAAGCACGCGCCTACCGTGAAGGCGATACGCTCAATCCGACCGAGTTTGTCCACAAAGGCATCCGCTTTATCGAATACGCAAACCATTTCGGCAGCGACGCCGACATCGGTGCGGACAAAGCCATTCTGCTGCCGGTCGGCCGCAATCTCTACAAAGAGTATTTCGCACCTGCCGACATGAACGCGACCGTCAACACCCGCGCCCTGCCGTATTACGCCAGCCGCGAGAAGTTGCAGCACGACAAAGGCTGGAGCCTGCATATGCAATCCAATCCATTGCCGATTGCGCTGCGCCCCGAGTTGTTGGCAACGCTGACCATGTCTTAAACGGATTTCAGACGGCCTTTAAGGCAGTTTTAAAGGTCGTCTGAAAACGGAGGACGGCATGATCACCATCCAAGACATGATTACGCGTTTCGGCGAGCAGGAAATGGCGGAACGCTCGAACCATGAAAACTACGAAACCATAGACGAAGCGGTGATGGCGGCGGCAATTGCCGATGCGGAAGAAGAAGCGGCAAGCTACCTTCGGGCGGCGAAACTGTTTTTTACCAACGACACTGCACCACAGGTTTTGAAAATCAAAGTCTGCGACATCGCCCGCTACTACCTCTACGACGATGCGGTAACAGGTATTGTCGAAGAGCGTTATCAGTCGGCAATCGCTTGGCTGAAGATGGTCGTCAAAAATCCGAATATGCTGGACGAAAGCCGCGTATCGGATGACCGCAGACCATCAACGTGTGCCGTTTATGTGAATGCCGAACCCGATTTGCGGGAATGGCTGAAGGAGTAGGCAATGCGGATTACGGTATCACACGACTTATCGCGCATCGCCCAAAGTCTGAACCGCCTGTCGGGCAGGTTGAACGGCAGCCTTGAAGAGCCTTTGCGCGCTATCGGCGGCATCCTCGAATCTTCGACCCGCCGTCGTATCGCCGAAACCAAAACCGCGCCTGACGGCAAACGCTGGCAGGATGTCAGCCCCGCTACGGCACAAGCCAAAAATGGACGCGGCGGGATTTTGGTGGACCACGGCAACCTCTTGGCAAGCATTACGCACGAGGCATCGGCAAAAAGTGTGATTACCGGCTCGGTAATGGGCTACTCGGTTTATGTGCAGGAAGGCACGAAAACCATGCCGGCGCGTCCGTACTTAGGTTTGTCAGTGCAGGATTATCAACGCATCGGCGAACTGATGGAGGACTGGTTTAACGATCAGTTTGATTAATGGCTTTAAAACAGCATGAAAACTTATTGGCGGTCTATCCCGAAATCCTAGGTCGTCTGAAAACCGTCAAAGGCATTAAGGCGGTCAAGGAAATCGGCGAACTTGCCGAGCTGCTCGCCCAAGGCGCGGCGAAACGCAAAGCCGCCCCACTGGACGGCGCGGTCTATGTCGTTTACGGCGGATCGACCTTTGCCGACGAGGCGAAAAACGGCAAATTCCTCAAATCGACGCTGCACTTTACCTTTGTTTTGGCGCGAAGCTATACCGCCAACGGCAAATCCACGCTTTACGAAGTCGGCGAGACCTTGACGGCAATCCAGCGTGCGTTTTCAGGCTGGGATGCGGGCGACGAATATGCCGTTACCCCTTTCCGCCGCATCGCCTCGCCATCCATCGAATACAACGACGGCTTTGCTTTTTACCCCATTTCATTCGCCTGTGACACCGTGCAGGCGGCAAACTAAAGGAGCTGCCACATGGCAAAACAAAACGACCACGGCTTAATCTTTGAGGGCGACGTCAAGGTACGCAACCTCAACCAAAAAGGCTCGGGCTTTATCGACATCGGCAATACCACCGCCCTGACCACGCAAACCAGCGTGGAAACCAAAGAGCGCGTGTCCAAGCAAAAAGGCACTTACGGCAGCGCATTGGACAGCTTGAAAACCGTCAAGCCCACCGAAATCGGTCTGAAGCTCGACACTTTCGACAAAGACAACCTCGCGCTTGCCCTGATGGGCGAAGCAGCCGTCATCGCGGCTACGGCGGATACCGTTACGGGCGAGACCGTGACCATCGGCAAAAAAGGCATGGCGTACAAACTGGCAAACGGCAATATCGACCCGGCTACTGTCAAAGTCAAAAACAAATCCCAAAACAATGTCGATGCCAAGCATTTGGACATCAATGCCACCTTGGGCATGATTACCATCCTGCCGGCCGCCGATACCGTCAACGACGGCGAAAACATCACCGTCGACTACAAAACCCGCGATTCGGGCGGCTATAAAGTGTCCGCCGCGACATTGTCGCGCTTGGATTTGGAAATCT